ATTCGTCTAAAGAGGGATAGTCACCATCCTTAACCCCGCATACTTCCTCTACGGTCTGCTGCTCCATATGCTCTTTCAATTCTTCCTCCTGCGGCTTGCGCGGTACACCTTTAGGCCATGCCATCAGTTAATCTCCTCGTACCATCTTTGGGACTCTCGCCCCTTTGCAATTGAGAATACACGCTCTGCCTCTGCTACGCCTATCATTCTTTCATGAATGAGGCGAGAAAGTATTGTGCGCCAACCGCGAACCTGTCCAATCATCTTCAGCTTTCCACATTCATCGTTTCCTATCTTGCGGATCGTAAATTCAGGGGAAAGGCCAGTCCATTCCATGCCGACGATATGACGGCGCCCACGGCAGCGCTCATCAGGATCATTCAAATTTGCAGTCGGGTCAAGTACGTATACAGCTCCGATGCTTGGGAAGTTCTTGCTTTGCTCAAAAACAAGGTTAGGGTTCATTCTTGACAGGCGCTCAATAAGCACTTTCCGCGCCAGTGGCCTTCCTAGCTGCGCCGAAGCATCTGTCGTAAGGAAACAACCATCCTTACCCTCTACGGTAGCTCTATGCTTAGCCAAAGCCGAATCAGCGGCATTCCTATGCTTCTCTCTGTCCGCTTCAATGAGTATCTGCTCAGCTTGCTCTTTTAGCTTTATTCCGTCGATTGCCTGTGGACTGCTCATACACACCATTCTAACGCAAAAGCCTCCCGCTGAAGAGAGGCTTTTGCGATCTAGATACGGTTAGAGGCCAATCTGACCACGGTTGATGGTATTGGCGTACAGGCTGAACGGGAATGTTGGAGTAGAAGTCCCGCCAACAGTGTAAGCCAACCGCACATTTTTTACGTTGATTGGCGTATTGGTAGCAGTTGCGCCGCCAGTTGCCGCCGTTACACCAGCAGAAGCCGCATCAGAGATAGAAACCGGCTTGAAAATTATGTACGGGTTAGTTGCAGCCGTTCCAGTAGCCGTCATCTGGGTAAACCGCAATGGCAGGTTGACCCATGTGGTTCCACCATCAGGCGAATCTTGGAGAACAGCATCAAAAGTTGGGTTTGTGCCTGAAACCGTGCCAATCACCAAGATAAGGCGATAGGCATCAGCGTAGGGCATAGTGAATGAAGCAGTATTCCCGGTTGCAAGTGCTGTACCGGAGGCCAACAGCTTCGAGTTCGGTTGAATCGTTCCTGCGCTTGGCATGATGGTCTCCTTACAGCTCGTCTACCTGAAGCAGATCGAGATAGGCAATGTTTCCCGCGTTGGTAGTCGAGAACAGACCAGCAACTCCGAAGTAAAGAACCATTTCGCCGGTTGGCGCTGGAATCGTTACTGCAGTGGTATAGGACTGGCTCGAAACGGTCGGTGACTGAGTATATCCAGTGAGAGGGGTGATAGCCGTAACAGCCGTGGTGGTCTGAGTGGTAGCGCCCCCGTAACCCGAGGATAGGCCATTGATCTGTCCGGAGATCGGATCCCAAAGCAATTCAGCCGTGATAACCCAATTTCCGCTGGCAGAGTTGAACGCCATCGCGGTCGGACTGAAGACGGTCGTATTCGTTGCCAGGGTAAGCGATATCCCGGTATTGGCAGCAGCAGGAGCGATCAAAAGAGAGGGAGTGAAGTTAACAGTCGTTCCACCCGTAGCTCGTCCAGCAGCCGTTACACGAATGCGAACCAATTCGACGTTGTTCGATACGCCAACCCCATACTGCGAAAACCCATTGTATTTGACGAAAACAGCCTTGGCGGTCTGCGTCGCTGCAACGGTAGCGATGGGGGAAGAGGTTTGCTGAAAGACAACAGCAGTCGTGATCGGATTGGCGAGTGACGCTGCTGGCTTCGCAATGTACGGAGTATTTGTGTTTGCCATAGGGTCTCCTTTAGACCAGCGAAGCGTCGCATTGCATAATGCGCATACGTTGAGGATCGGTGATCTTGGACGCCATCACAAATCGGTAGCTTGCGATAGTGCCAATTTCACCAGTGGGGTTACTCGGGCCGATTCCAGGCTTGACGACAGAAACCTTGAATCGCTGATTTTTCGGGTCGGTAACAGTCGAAGGTCCAGAACCTTCAAGCGGGATAACGCAGAAGCTCTGGTAGCCAAAGATGTACGCCGAGTAGAGCTGATTGGGGGCTGTGCCGGTGATGTTCACATTGGTGGAGGTCATCAGTCGGCAACCTGCCACCTTACCGATTTCACCGTTAAGCAATTTTGTTCCCTGCTGGTACTTCATGCAGTCGATGAAGCCGCCAGCCGTGTTGTCAGACATAATGTCGTATTCCACGTAGGGGTGAATGACAGCCATCCAATCGCCAGAACCATAAGGCCTTACGTTGGACCCCTTCATCAGCGTGACATTAGCCTTGAAGTCGGCCACGGTCAGGTTTGCGCCAATCGTCGGAACGGTGTAGGCCGTATTCGAGTCGATCTCAGCGCGGGTGATCGAATCGGTGGAAAGCGCAGCGCGGAACGAAAGGTCTTCAACCATCTGCGCGGCTGCACCGATGGAGTTGATATCCGTCTCATCGTACAGGGTGGACGAATCCATGTAATCTGAATACTGCTCGACAATCGAGGTAATCGGATAGCTGGATTGAGGAACCGGGTTGGGGTTCACGCCTTCTGCCGCTGGGATGGTATTCTGTCCAGGCAGATTAAAGCGGAACATTTGAATCGTGCGGCCCACATTGCGGGGCAAAGGGACCTTGTACCCAAGCTGCCAGAAATAAAGTTCCGGCATGAGGCGGTCAAGTCCCTTTTTTACGAAGTAAATCGCGGATGCTTGGTGCAGCAATCCGGGATTTTGCGTGGTAGTGCCGACGGGAACTGCTGGCATATCGTGTCTCCGAGGTCAAGAAATGAGTTATTTAGCCAACTTCAGCAAGTCTCACTGCCGGGGGTCTCTCGGAGTGCGGTAGCTAGGAAATGGGGTCTCCATTGCTTCGCTATACTGAGGATAAACACAACTTAGTAAAATATGCAAGTTTTTATTGTGGATTTGCAGATGTAATCAGCGCCTCAAGCTGTTCAGGGGTCATCGCCCAAAGGTCTTTTTCGGTTGGGGCACCTTTCCCAGTATTGGCCGGAGAAGTCCCTGTCGGAGGAGGAGGCATATGATTTTTAGGGGGAGAAGGTTTTGATGTAGCAGAAGAAACGCTCATTTCTCCCTTTGCTTTGAGCGTGTAATAAGCCATTTCAGCAGTTTTTGCATTGAATGGGAGATTGTTATCCTGCAGAAATCCATCAATACGGTCTGCATCGGCCTGAGACTTCGAGAATTCAGGAACAGCACGGAAGAAGTTTGCAGCTTCATAGTTTGCCTGTTGCGCTGCCATAAACTCTTGCTGTGCGTTACTGATTCTCTGCTGTTCTGCAAAAGCCGACACAAGCTCTGCACCATTCTTGACACCAAAAGCCGGAGCCATGAGATCCGCAATGGCCAGCGCTGTCGGGTCTATTTCTGGTATAGGATTTGGAGTAGTAGCGACAGTGGCAGGTTCGGGAGCTCGCGAAAGCTCTGCAATACGCTTTGATGCCGATACCTGGGCTTTAGCCAGTTGAGCATATAAATCAGAGTCGTCTTTTCCCCTATATACCTGACCTGTTGCAAGTCGCATCTCGCGCTGGCCGTTTTCCAGGGTAGAGAAGGTAAAATCCGGATCAGGCTCGGGTAATGCTGGCGCAGATTCTTCTGCCTTTTCAGGATCAACAGTCGTCTCTGTTTCAGTTGGTTGCGCTGAAACCTCAGCAATTGCGGCGTCAAAAGCGGGGTCTCCACTTCCTTCGTTACCAGCCTGCACGGCTGGCTCTGTCTGCATCGGTTCGGGCATCTTGGTTCTCCAGTTCTTCTGATTTTAGTGCGTTTGCTGAATCAATTACAGCTTGCTCTAGCGTTTTCACTACTAAGCGTCGTTGCTGCCATGCTATTATCGCAGATCGACATGCCTCAAAGTCTGTTGCTGGCGCATTCAATGCGGCAAGTTCAAGTCTTTCGCATTCTACTCTTTGATATCTCAAAAAGTCATTAAACGCTATAGATTGAGCGAGATCCGCATATGAAATGGCTAGCTGAAGTTCATCTGCTTGCATTATTGCGCCTCAAGGATCTTCGCTGATTTTATTTCTGCATCTCTGGCTATTCCAAGGACTTCGTTCAACGCCCCAATTTTGGCGAGCGCATTCAGTGTTGCCACGATAATCTGAGTTTCATCACGCTCATGGGCATCTGCGCTCATATTCTGCAACCTTGCCTGCTGGAGATGCATCTTTTCCTGTCCAGACTGCTGTTGACGTTGTTGCTGCGCCTGAAGCTCTTGTTGAGTCATTGGGCGGAATAGGTTGAATGCCTTTACGTTATAAACGTCGAGGTAGAATTCGGTGAACTGCTCAATGTCGAGCGTCTTCTGCTGTTGTTCTCCCATGGCAGTGATGATCTCAGGGTTGAGGACGTACTGGGTCAACGTCTGGAGTCCACCACCCTGCATCGCGGCCCGCATCTTCATGTTATTCGCGGTCTTGAGCTTAAACTTGGGATCGGCGTTGAGAATGTCCACCGGGTCAACTTGGAAGCTCTGTCCATCGGGTCCGAGAATCGTCAGAATCTGCTGCGGGTCCATAAACATGCAAATCAACTGCCAAAGCTGAGTAAGCATTGGATTTAAGGTTTGATCTTCGATATTTGCAACAAGGCCATGGACTCTCGAATTAGACGCGTTGGTTTGAGCCTGCACTCCAGTCGCGGTACGATTCGCGGAGTTACCTCCACTGGATGGAGTACCGAGCACAGCAAGGTCCGTAATTCCTGTGACTTTTTGGTCTCTGTTTTCAACGAGCTGAACCTCTGTAAATGCTTGCTGAGTTACGTTCCCCATCTCAAGGCGCTGAACGTCTTTACTTGGGTCTTCCGCTTCCCAGTTTGCACCAGGGCGTAATTTCATCTTGCTCTGAGTCCGCGCCATCCCCAACTTGGTAATAAATGGAGGATGCAGAATCAAATTCAACTCGTCAAGTCTTCCGTCTGTCAATGTTTTGATGAGCTTCTGACCAGAATCGAGCAGTTCGGGGATAGAATACCCATA